TACCCAGGCACTTATTCTACCTGCGGTCACAGCGTAACACAGCACATTGGCATTGCCGTATCTCATGCAATCATGTGCAGGGCTAGAGTTTTTTTCTGACCAGTCTATGCCAAACTCTATGGCTCGTGCAAGTGCATCATCCACAGCTTCCACTTTTAGATGATCTACCAGATACTCTGTGTACACTTTGTCACTGCACCAGTGATCAATCTTGCGATTGTTCTTCAACAACCAGGCCATGAATCTTTCCGGGTTGATCACTCGAGTGTTCACACAGTAGTGCCCAAACTTTACAAACGCACGATAATAACTGCTTTCACAAAAGGTGTCGTGTGTTTTGTTTCTGGCCGATCCTGACATGCTTTCATAAAAGCGAATGTAGGCCTGGAACCCCAGTCTTGGCCCGGGCTCGTCACGCTCGCGACGCCGACGTTTAGGCTCGCACATGTGCGCCTGTATAGAGGTTTCTCTCACAAACTCTTTTTTGCAGTATTCGCACACATGTGTCATGCTAGTATTTTATGCTCTTGTATGTAGTTTGTCAAATACTCATTGACCTTTTGATGCTGGCCTGGTTTAGGATGGGTTATATCTGGCGGCACATACGGAGATCCGGCAGCATAAATTGTGGGCTCAACTCCCTGAGCATGCTGCCAGGCCACAGAGCGCCAGGCAAATCCGTTAATGATTTCTGGTCGTTGAAACAACCGTAGTCTAGAGTCATCCAAATACTCATGATATGAATCATCAGCCTGCTGAAACACCAGCACCCGATGTCCACGATTTTGAATATCTGAAATTGTGCTGATTATACGATACATCAGGTCTTCTGTGCGGTCCAGCAGACTATACACTTCGCTTTTGAGTTTGGTTTCTACAAACTGCTCACTGTCCCAGACAGACCATTGATGCTGCCATCTGGATTGAAACTCTTGATTTTGTGGGTTACACCAGGCACCTTCGAACTCATTGACAGGATTGCAGATGGGAAGTTCAAGCCTGGACACAAAGGTCATGCCCAACACATACAAGGTTGGCACTTGAGTGATATAACTGTGCTTGAGTGTGGTTCTTAATATGCGACTGTTGGCACTACCACCAATGCCCAGGCTCACAGCCTGCGGAATATTATGATGGCCAATGAATCCAAGTCTACGAGCAAGGTCAATATGACCATTGCCTGCTGCATAACTTTCAGTGTAACTACAGCCGTTGACTACCAGTAGTTTGATCACTTTTTGGTGTTACCCGAGTCTCGATTGTATGCGTCTAGTTCTTTTTGTGTGACCAATTCGGCCATCACATCAATCTCGTCGTCCTTGTAGGTGGGATATATTTCCATCAAGGCCTTGCGTTTGGCACTGAGTCCTGCAACTTTTTTCTTGGGAGCAATCCAGGGATGCCGCATTGTGCCCATGCCTGGACTCACTGCTGTGGCACACAACCATTGCAGTTTGGGATGGCGGCCTATGTCAAAAAAGTGCTTGTTGAGATAGTGATTGCAGCTCTGCACATAGTATTCTTGCAGTTCCTGAGCACCGTCCACTGCTGATCCCCAGCGCAACATCAGGAATGTAGAGAATTTCTTGCGCTCATCAGAGTCAAGTTCATCATAGAAGTTTCTGTTCTTGACGTCCAATTGTCGCATCTCGTTTGAAATGTGCAGTCGATCACTCATGTTATTTCACCCAAGATTCCATTTGTAATGATTCAGCATAGATGTTGTGCTTGATAGGTACATTATCAAACCAGTGCTCTTTACGATAATTATCCAGTACCAGTTGCTGTGTTAAAAATTGATACCAGTGATTAGTCAATATCGGTTCAGACAAAATCTTTATAGCTCGTTGCATGTTGACATGATCTCGAAACTTTGATTGGTCAAGTGCGGCAATTAACGGTTCACGATATTTGGTAGGAATACATCCAATTCCCCATATACCGTCAGCATTGGCCAATACCGGTTGAAAGTTAGTAGGCTTTATCCAATCAAAATAGTCCAGCAGATCTTTGATCCACCAAATATTGATAGCACTGATTACTGGTGCAATTTTGAGTTCAACATTGGACAATTTCTGTGCCCAGGCAAGATTGGCCTCCACAGTGGACCAGTCCGTACCGCTGCGCACAATTTCTGCATATTTGCCCACAGCATCAATACTAGCATGCAAGCGAATGTCATCAAAGTGTTGCCATAGATCTGCCACTTTTTGATCTTTATATCCAGTCACTGTAAAGTTACTGCTGTACATCAGAATAGGTCTAGCTCGTTGTGCAATCAATCTTTTTAGAACTTCATAATGCTGTGGATTCATCAAGGGCTCACCGCCAGCAAAGTACACCATTTTGCATTGACTTAGATCAATGTTGTCCAGAGTAGTTGAATCATAGTCATTGATAATCTCACGCCCGGCTTCTGAACTCCAGCTGGTACTAAACAACGGGCCGCAACTGCGACACTTTAGATTGCACAAGTTATTGTTTCTAAAATCTAAGAATTGTATACTGCTGGTTTGATAATCAGTATGGTATGGTTCAAACGTTGATCGCCAACTTCGGTCAGGTCCTGGCGGGCAACTTGAACATTCTTTTGGGATCTCACCACGCAGAAAAGCACCGCCTACATGATCAATCATGTGTTCTTGTGTGTCGAACAGATCTCCGGCCCATTGACAACAAGGAGCAAACTTACCGCCAGGCATGTAACTAACACTAACCCAGGGTGCCTTGCAATGCACATTACTCATGTTGTTTTACTCAGTTGATAGATCATTATAGCACGTTCTAGAGCGTCTTGTAAAGTGGGATTGGTTTTTGCCGTTCGCCGAATCTCGCCCCACATTTTGTCTTCCTGTGTGTGATCATACACGGGTCTACCATCACTGGTTCTGGGATCATGGTCGTGTCCCACCACTGTGCGAGCAAGTTCACCCACACGTCTGGAGTACACAGTACCTTCCACACGCTCGTAGATCAAGGGCACACCGGGCACAAGACTACCCATACTGATACCCGTACTGAACATGTGCCCAACGCAGGAATCGTTCCAGGCCTTCTCGATCTTCTGGATAGCTTTCCAAATACAGTCTAGCCAGTCGATTGATTGTTCGAAATACTTCAGGTTCTGTGTAAGCCATATCTACCAGGCCTTGTTGTAGTCAACTATTTCGCAGTTGCGGCTGACGTCTTTCACAAAGTACACACAGTCAGGTTCTGCATCATCATTCAGCGGCACGGCCAGCATCTGCCCATTCTTGAGTTTGGGTGCAAACCATGTTACTTCATGATACACATCCAAGATTTCGATATCAGGAAAGCTGGGGCGGAAACTGGTTAGTGGATTGAATTGAAATACCTTGAAGCCACGATCATTGATGCTGGTGAGTGGTAACACTTCTAGATCGCCCACATCCGGTTCACCTATGAGTATTTGCCAGTCCATGGGCATCTTGATTGTGGTGTTGCCAATGCGCAAGACCAAGGCAGGGCTGTTGAAACTTTCCAGGAATATCAGCGGAATAAAATGATAGTCCGGATCTTGTGGATTGCTGTTGTCTAGGATGGCAAACCGCATGTCATCTACTTCTTCAGGCAAATGATTCAGGTCATAAAATGTGTTGTCTAGTGTTAAAATTCGCATGTGTTAATAATACAGTGTTTGTGTCACAAAGTCAACCATTATTTGATCTTCATCCACTCTAGTTTCTCTGCTGAGAATGGATAGTTGGCTTCCTTATAAAAAGCCTTGCGCTTGGTCAAGTGACGCTTGGCAAACTTGCAGGTGCTGGTTATATCCCAGATTTCCACATGATCTTTGTCCTCGGCTTTTCTAATACCACGTCCAATACTCTGTATCACACGCACAAAGCTCTTGCCCGGCTCTACCAGCACAAGATTAAAGATGCGTGGTATGTTGATACCCACAGCAGCCACACCATAGGTGGCCACAATGATCTTGTCCGTGGCGTCCGCCACCTGGTTGTATTCGTCCTGGCGTGTTTTTGACTTGGTGGCGCCTGACACAAATACTGATTTGTCTCCCAGGCGTTCTACCAGTTGTCGTCCACATTCGGTCCTGTCTACCAGCACCAGTGTGTTGCCTGTTTCGTTTACCTTACGGATCAGTTCTGCCATGGTGTCCAGTCGCCCTGATTCTTCCAGTAGATACTTGAGCTCACTTTGGTAGTCAGCGTATTCCACATGATCCACCAGTTGCACAATGTTCACATGGCACTGTGCCAGCACACCTGCATCTTGCAGTGTGCTGGCACTGAGTCGACTGACCACAGGACCTAGACTAACCAACAAGGCCTGGCTTTCAAACAGCTCTTTTGGCACTGTCCCAGTCAGTCCCCATCTCAAGGGAATCTGACTCATGGCTCCGGTCAGCAGAGTCTTGAGTGCGTCGGCCTTGGCCATGTGAACCTCGTCCACAATCACACATACCACATCTTGTATAAACTCATGAATGGTTATTTCTGCTTCGCCAGTCTTGGTCAGCTTCATCATGTTGTTGAGACTCTGCCAGGTGCAGATGGTATGCTGTCGATTGTATTCTTTTCTGTCGCCAAAATACACGCCCACATCCAGACCCATGTTGATGTAGTCCGCCTCGGTCTGCGTTACCAGACTCTTGTTGGGCACAATCACAATTGAACGACCATAGGCACTGACTGCATCACTGAGTGCTGCTGTGATAATGGTCTTGCCTGCACCTGTGGCCACTTCTTGTATGCACTGCGGATTGGTCAGAAACTTGTTGATAATCTCCACTTGGTAATCACGCAGCACCATGGGTTGGCCTGCTGCTGGATGGGTTCGAGGCCATAGCACATGACTGTAATGATTTTCAGACACTGCTGCAAAGTCAAACACCGTAGTGTACTCACGTTGATCATCCAGCACAGGACTGTAGTCAAACTTGTCAAGTATGGGCATGATCTCTGGCAAGAGATTCACATAGGTGCTGCCACCTAGTTGGAAGTAGGCAATCTTGCCGTCCCACCGACCCAGACGAACTGCGGGCAAATACCGTGCTGCTGGATTTTCGTACTTGAAAGCATTAACCAGAGCCTTGCGGCAATCCAGATCAAGTCCTTCTATCTTGATGTTGACTTCATCTCGAATTACTATGGTGCATTGTTTCATAGGCTTGTATTTTTTGTATCCATTCTAAAAATTCCGTTGGGTAGACATCTTGATATTTGTGTTTACTAGATCTATCATAATACTG